TCTTTAAACTTGAACCACCACCTGTAGTCGGAAACTGAGGTTTAAATTTGTTGTATGTATCAAAACCGCCGACTACACTGCTACCGATACCGGCAGCTAGATTTAAATAATCCATAAATCCTTTTTGTGGTGCACGTTGAGGTGTATAGCTCTCGATAAACTTTGTTTGAATAGGAGCAGTAGCAACTGTTGAAAGCTCTTTTGCACGTGCTTCTTGAGCTGTCCTGGCAAGCTGTGCGTTGCTAGTCATCATTCTGTCTTGTGCAGTCCTGATACCAGATAAACCTTGAGCAGTGGCTCTACCAATTGCTGCTCTATTAGATCTGTTTCGAATATCATTGCCTCCAAGCTTTTGAGCCATCTGTACGTATCTAGACTGGTTATCAAACATAAACTGATCTAGTGCTTCATCTATACCTAGTTGTGATTTAGCTCTAGCTTGCATTGCAGCTACATTAATGTTGTCTAGGTTTGCACCAACTCGTGCTTTTTGGTTGGTAAATCGTGCATTCACCTGCAGTTGATTAAACAACCGTCTTTGATTTTCTGCATTGATTTGCGCAACTCTTTGTTGGTTTGCTGCATTTGCTTGTCGAGCTGCGCTGTTATCGAAAAAGCCTCCAAGGGCTGAAGCAATACCAGATGCTCCAGATAAAACCCCTAATGCTGCGGCTGGGAATACCATTTTGTAAATAGGATAAAGGGTAAGTTGTTGGGACCAAATTCAACCTCTTCTACAAAGGTAAATCCCAAATATTTCAGCAACCGAAGATGTGCTGTATTGCGCTTATCTACATAGTTCCACAGAAGATTCTCGTTTCTGCTGTCTATAAAGCGTTTAGCCTGCCTAGCAAACAGAACAGGGAAGTCATGGATAGCAGGTGTGCAGAGCATCCAAACAGCTCCGTTATCACCTATTCCAGCTAGTCCGGCAGTCCTGCCGTCAGGTACTGTGAAATATATGCAGAAGCCCTTTAGAGCTTCTTTAGGTATTGCGTCAATAGGATCTACCCCATACCCCTCTACTACTTCTCTACGGTCTTCTAGACGTAGGTTAGAGGCCACCTCAATGGCAGCCTCTTCAGTGATTGGATGTATGAATTTAGATCCGTTTATAAAATCTGTTGGTGTATTCTCCTTCCCAGGACATTGATTCAATGTTTGCTGGTGATGGATGAGTTGAAGAGATAGTAACACTTACGTTTGTATTCCTTTCGTAGACTGGAATTGTTCTGAAACTCCCGTCTAAGTTGGGAGCACGGTTGGCATCGTATCCATCCAAGATGGCCGATTCATGTGTATCTTCAAAGTCAGGTTTACCTGTACGCTTCAGCTTTGTAATGAACTGTCCTACAGGACCAAAGTTCAACTTAAGTCGTTGAATGATTAGTGAAGAGGACGTATCAGCTACAACCTGAGTACCTTTAGTAGAAGTAGGATAAATAGTAGGTAGTTCAACCTTCATTTCATATTCAAGACCAACCTTCACAGGATCAGCAGACCAGTCACCTGTTAGTGCAACTGTGCCGCTACTGACAGTACCTGTAGCATATCTACCTCTGTTGTTGTTTGTCTCCGTAACAATCACAGCTACTGTCTTTCCGTTATTCAAAGGAGTATCAGTTGGCAGTGTCAACGTAGTAACATTAGTTCCAGAGTTGTAACTCAGTCCACTCGCAGCTACGGATTGGAAATAGTCAAGATGAATATCAAACTCTGATCCATCTTGTGAAATGAATGGACGGGATGCAGTATCCATAAGATGAATCTTACATAGCTCGTCATCCGAACTTACAATATAATATTCATCGTTAATAATAAATTGATGAGTGATATTTTTGGCGAAGTTCCAGACAAACCAAGCACCCTGCAAACGCTTCTCCGATCCTCCGAAATACTTGAAACCTGAAACAGAATCTGTACCACGTTTACAAGCAATAATAAAAGAGTTTTCTCTTGAGTTGGCTAAGGAATCGATATCTTTTGGAAGTAGCCTTTGAACTGGTTTACTGTTTTCTAAGATCTGTGGTTGTGTCTCTCTGGTGATGTTAAACATCTCAAAGAACCTGCTGTACTTACCAGCGTTATCAATGAATGCCAAGCTTGTACCGAGGGAGATTGGCGACACACTAACGTTGTAGTTATAGGTTGACAGCGTATAGATCTTTGCTGTCTCTGGATTCAAGATATCACTGTCAGTTGTAAAGAGGTACTGTGCCGTAGCACTAAACAAGATCAAGCCTGTATTCATCTCAATCCCATCTACTAACGCATTAGGGCTAGATGAACTGCATGACAGGTCAATCCTATCTACACCAGAAAAAGTTAAAGCTGTTTTATTCCAGAAGTTACCTAGGTTGCCAGGCTGAGACAGAATCAAGTTACTGCCACTTAGAACCGCTAGGCGGTCTCTATGGAACAAAAGCTTGCTGATTTTATTGTCAACAAATGATGGCACTTTGTTTGTGTTGTTGTCACCGACTTCACGGTTACCCCAGCTGTACTGCTTAAGAGTCATCGTTGTAGCACCAGTTCGTGTCAGGACATAGGGAAGTGTTGCTGCATCAAATGAAGTAGTGATGCCAGGCTCTGCACATTCCTCCCAGTGACCAGGGCCATCCCTGTCGTTATCACCTACAAATTTGAGGTAGTAATCATCTTCAGTAAGGTCAGCACTATTAGTAACTTTGACGATAAATCCATGCTTACAGGTAGTAGGCAAATCACTTACATCATTGACAGTATCTGTAACGATATTGAAAAGGTCTCCATCTAGTGCTTCAACATTAAAAGCACTAGAGTGTGTTAGATAAATACCATTACCAATAATACTACTAGTAACAGTGGAAATCTGTGAGTTGATTCCCGACAGAACACCAGAAGCGTCAAGTGAGTTAGTCGTATCTACATCAATGGGTGTAGGTCTAATACGTTCTAGATTTCTGCGGTAAGAAGAAGTGTTGATCTCGTCAATATTAACAGTATGTGTTCGTCCCTCAATAGTTACATTAAAGCTATTAAAAGTACCGGTCCAGCTACCACCGTAAAGAAGGTCTACAGTAACTGTATAAGATACATAATACCTAGTATGTGTATGATTGTCGTGTCCATTTATGTGGCCGACATACGATTGTCCGACACAAGTTACCCTGACGACAATGCCCGTATTGCTATCAGTATGGATAGTGCTTCCAGCTTTGGTGATTTGAACAGCACAATCTTCACTACCACACGTTTCATTAAATCCAGGATCAGCAATTGAAACAACCCTTGCTGAGTTTTCAGCTGCGTATGTATCGTTGTCATACACATTCAATGCATAAGAACGACGTGGCAACACTTGCCTTAATTCAACAAACGCTGAATGAGTATCAGGACTACCTGCAGCGGTAGCTGTTCCCATACTTACAGTTTTAGTTCTGTTGGTTAAGAACGTCGTATCGTTGATAGTTAAAGCTTGGATGTCACCATCAGCTGTATGAGTTAGATAGGTGTCAGGTGAGTTTGTCTCAGTAATGGTCATCTCTACGCCATCACTACAGCGCCATACACGCACGTTTCCATCACGTGCTACTTGACCTACGTACGAGCCTTCATCTTCATCACGATAATATTGAAACCAGTTACCTGCTGACTGGACATTAGTCAGAGTCTTTACGAACTCCAACCCAGGACGCTTTGTCAATCCATCAATGATGTCAGGTACAACGTTCTCAGCATTCCTAACCTGACCAGGGACCTTTTGTTCATCTGGATATTGAGAGATACCTTGAAATAGATTAGGTATTGTTTGAGTAATCGTTGCCATTAGCGCCTCAGTGCTTGATATGGTTGATAGGTGACATAGTTAGTGTTATCAGGGAATCCCATAAAATTGTTATCACCCTGGTTGCATTCGTATTCCATACATGCTGCACGAGCCAAAGATTCTTGTTGTGCTAGTAGCTGAACAAGCTGTGGATTAGATACAAGCTGCGTAGCTGCACGTGTTGACGAACGGTATGTGATGTACCTTTGGAAAACTGAAGGGATATCTTCAAAGTCGTAGACACGAACAATGTCTACATAAATGGTTTTATCAAATTCAAACTTTTTAGATACCTTGTCGTAAAGTTTGTCAGCCCTTTTGACAATGTTTTTCCCTCTGTCAAATTGGTTTCCACTGATGTCAATACGTAGTGCATCAGCAGGCCATGCAATATATTTAGTTGTTGCGTCTGGAGACAGAGGTACTTCTTCTTCTCTGTTAAATACCCAGCCTTCATTCTGAACATCAATCACTGACTCTTTAAAGATGTTCTGGATATAACTTACTTCAGGGTTTGTTGCATCAAGTGTAGTGAGTGGTGCTTGTCCGATGCTCCCCAAGATTGAGTTCACAGCGGATAGTTCGGTATCGGTGCCAATAGTTGAGGACATAAGAATAAAAAAAAGGGACCCCGAAGGATCCCTAATAAAGAATAAATATCAGAATGCAGCGGGCTTGGTGGCAGTGCCAGCAAACAGTTCAACTGCAGCAGCAGGATTCAGATAATCTGCGCCCATTGCAAGGCGTCCGAGGATTACATCACCCTGGTAGATGACAGAAACGTCACCGTTAGTTACTTGTACTTGAGGACCAATAGCCTCAACACAACCAGCGGCTTCCCTTTGGAAGATCAAGCCACAGCTGTTGGCAAATTCGGTTTCTTGGCCGTACTCGTTGTTGATGCCAGTGACATCAGCAGCAGCATCTTCAAGAGCTTCAGATACGAAAGTACCAGTGTTACCAGGATCGGTCACACCAGGGTTCGTGGCAGAGCCAGTTCCATACTTAGTTCCGTACTGTGAGAAGAACGGAATGTTCATGGACTTAAAGATCTTGATACCAGCAATCTCGATGATGCCTTGGCCACCCTGCAGGGCAGTACCTTGTGCATCACGGTTCACCAGTCCGTTAGAACCAACGGCTTGGATCAGTTCATAATACTGTCGTGGGTTGAGGACACCCACACGTCCGTCGCCACTGACTCCCTTTTCGTCCATTGCAGCCGCAGCGTCATAGAACGCTGAAACCAGAGCGGTAGAAGAGTAAGCATCAGAAGCATTGGTAGTAGAACCAACACGGATCTGAGTACCACCGGGCTCCACGAAGTTAGTTGCACTAACAGGAGAGGCAGCACGTGCGCCACGAGCGATTGCACGGAAGATCAAGCGGTCGTATTTTTGGGCGAGAGCGTAGCCGATTTTACGTGAGATCTCCGACCTCAAATCATAGTGCGAAAGTGTTTCATCTAAATCGTAGACGAATGCACTGGAGATGAGAAGATCGTCAACCGTGATGGTCTTCTCGGCCACGGGAGGCGCACCGTCGGAGTTACCGAGGATTGCGTTGCCAGGAGTATGGTACTCGGCCTTTGTACGACCCGTGTAGATGAACTGCAATGACTTGCCGTTCTTAAGTGTACGCTTCATCACAAGATCGCGAGCGATAGCATTGTGCTGGAAGCCTTTGAACATCTCGCCAGAGAAGAGCTTCAAATACAAAGCTCGCTTATCACCGGAAAGATTAGACTGACCTACCTGTGTTAGCGAAGTAGTCAGATCAGAAGTTTGTTGTGCCATTTTTAAAGAGAGTGTTTATCATTAACTCTCTGAACGTTCAGAGTTATTCAGTTGTAAGTTGTGGTCTATCCCACCGTCTAGACGGCTAAGGGTATCCGGCTTACCGGGCCAAAGCCAATTGATGGGCAGGGGTTCGCACCCTGCCACCCGCTTTAACGGATCATCGTTTGTATGCGACACCGCGATACTTGAGCTTCAGTTCCTTGGCAGCTTGCTGCTGCTCACGGACACGTTGCTTGAGTTCAAGTTTCGTCATTGTGTTTACCTCCGAAGAGATCCCAAGACCCCGTTCCATGCCTTGGGTAGCATGCGTCTCCTACATCGTGTCAAACAGAACTTCGAGTTTTAGTTTGTCTAGTTGAGCCTTGAGAACCAAAAGAGCTTCTTGCTCGCCTGGATCACCACCAGGCCACTTGTCTAAATAGAACGTAACAGCCTTGTGCATAAGTTCAACGTAAGCATCGTTGACTCTAATTTCGTATTCCATTAGTAAGAAGATGAACGGACGCTATTGTGGAAATCTCTTATGCCTAGGTGAGCTAGGCCTGAGATCCCACAAAAGATATGCAGCAGCAGATAAAGCTGCCAAGGTTAGTGATATGGATATCATCCAACAACTGGGGCCTTCAGTGCGATAGGCACGATGTTGTTAGCTGCCAGATCAAGAGGGAAGTTATGAGCATTCCTTTCGTGCATGACTTCAAGTCCAAGATCAGCACGGTTCAATACATCAGCCCAGGTGTTAACCACTTGACCCTGATTACTCAGGATTGATTGGTTAAAGTTAAGACCATTAAGATTGAAAGCCATAGTGCTGACACCCAGAGCTGTAAACCAAATGCCGACGACAGGCCAAGCTGCAAGGAAGAAGTGGAGTGAGCGGCTATTGTTAAAAGAAGCATATTGAAAAATCAATCGGCCAAAATAACCATGCGCAGCAACGATGTTATACGTCTCCTCTTCTTGACCAAACTTATATCCATAGTTCTGGCTAATCTCTTCAGTGGTTTCACGAACCAACGAAGAGGTGACAAGACTGCCATGCATAGCTGAGAAAAGACTCCCACCAAATACGCCGGCAACACCAAGCATATGAAAAGGATGCATAAGAATATTGTGTTCAGCCTGGAATACCAACATGAAGTTGAAGGTGC